TTCCCAATAAAGTTGATGCAGAGATAGGTAGAAGTTGGGGAGAAGCAACCGTACACTACAAGGAGTTTTTTAATGAGTAAACGTACAGAGAAAGATCAAATGTATTCTGATATTTACAAACACTACTGGAAAGATCACATGACCCTAGAAGAGATTGGTATCAAGTACAATATAACTAAACAACGATCGTGGCAGATTGTCAGATTTAGTCTGTTAGGAAAAGGTGATTACTACGCAGGATATAAAACATATATGGATAAAAAATATGAGATAGATCACACACCTGACCTTACTACTAAAGAAAGAAGTAACCTACTTAGAGCTTGGCTTAACGATCAAAATATACGCCTTATAAAAGGTAAATACGACACATCAAGCGTAAACTAATTTATTTTTAGATGATGCTTTTAATCATTAATGACCTATAGTTTAATATTAGGTAGTTAGCTAAACAGGTTAGCTAACACTAAACTAACCTTTGAGGAGGGTAATATGGCAGCAGCCGTAGAATCAATGGCTTATGCAGGTGAAGTACCTTGGCATGGGCTTGGTGTACAAGTTGATAGTAATTTGACACCTAAGGAAATGTTAGTTGAGGCTGGTCTTGATTGGTCAGTCAGTAAGCGTGAAATATTTACTTATGACAACGCTGACCCAGATAAGTCGGAAGACTTAATCATGGCACCTAACCACTCGCTACTCGTAAGAGATAGTGATAACACAATCTTTGGACCATGTGGACCAAAGTTTATACCTACCCAAAACGAAGACGCTTTTACGTTTTTTAAGAAGTTTACCGACGCTGGTAAAATGACTATGGAAACTGCAGGGTCTTTAAAAGACGGTCGTCAAATATGGGGTTTAGCTAAAGTTGATGAAAGCTTTACGCTTCCTGGAGACGACAGGGTATTAGGCAACTTACTTGTGTCTGTAAGTCACGAGTGGGGTAAATCTAACGAGATTAGGTTTACGCCTATAAGGGTAGTTTGTAATAACACTTTAAGTATGGCATTAGCTGATAGAACTCAGCCACATTTTAAAATGCCACATACTAGGGCGTTTGATGCAGACTTAATTAAAACCGCTGAAGATGCATTAGGTTTAGCAAGTAACCGTATGAAAGAATACAAAGAAGCAGCAGAGTTTTTATGTACTAAAAAGTATAATAAAGATACTGTAGTTTCTTACATTGCTGATTTAATGCAACCTAAACTAGCTATGCAACAAAAATTACTTGAGCAAAGTAAAACTGAAAAAACATATTTAGCTCGTGCTACTATGCTTGATGAGTTTCAACGTGCTCCTAGTAAAGTATATGAAGCACTCGAGCAACAACCAGGAGCTAATTTAAAAAGTAGCTCAGGTACGTGGTGGGGTGCTATGAATGCTGTAACGTTTGTAGTTGACCATAAATGGGGACACGACCGTGACGCAGCAATGCATAACGCTTGGTTTGGGGCTAGAGCTAGTTTAAAAACTAAAGCTATGACTACAGCTTTAGATTACGCAAAAGCTGCATAATGCCTAGCGGTATAACTTTTGTTTACTTCCTACCTGACTATCCTAGTCGGGTAGTGAAGTTTGACATGAGTGAAATGCATAAAGTTAAAGGTGGTGGTATAGCTATAGGAGACCCTGATGTTATGGCACCAGCTTTACCCGTGCATGAAGCTGAAAAATGGTATAAAGCACACACTGGTAAAACTAAAAAGTTTGAAGATATTAAAACTGGTCAAAAGACTTTATACAAAATACTAATGAAAAAAGCTGTTGATATGGAGGAGGAAGATATGTCAAACAGATACAGACAGACACCTAAAATAGATATACCAAAACCTAATAATTATTGTAAGACTGTACGTGGTCGTGATCCATACGACACTAGTCAAACACTTATTAGAACAGATAAAATGCCTATGAGTCAAAATAATAAAGACAGACTCAAAAACTACGAGGGTGAACCTACTATACAGGAAGTTCTAGATAAAACTAGACTCACACTTAACGACATAAAATACGATATTAAGCTAGGGTATATAACTAGGGCATCAAAGCCTACTGTTTAATATAAGCCGTTTTAAGCGTTTGATCAATAAATTAGGTATATACCCTTTACCTTAAAATTCATACGCTTAAAACCTTTTAAAAATAAGATACGATTATCCTTTACTGATTTATAATCAGTAGGTATTATATAGGTAATATATTAATAAGAGGTTTATATATGGAAAATCAAGAAACAGTATGGGTAGTAAGCTACGGCACTACCTCACTAGATAACAGAAGTGAAGTTATATGTTATGATGAAGCTTCAGTGGAGTCGGCATGTAATAGTATAGACGACAGGCTCAACCCTGAAACTATATATGTATTTACAAGACCACACACTAGTAAAACTAATGGTTATTTCTGGAAAGGAGGACATATACTCGTAAATGGAAAATGACACCCAAATACCTATACCTAGTAGGTCAGAAACTGCACCTCAGGTTTACCATTTTTATAAACTTGACGTAGGTGACCACATGGATATATGCCCTGAAGATAACAAACACTTAAGAAGAGTGCGTGGTGCTGCTAGTATATACGGTAAACGTAATGATAAAACATTCGTGACCCGTAGCGTGTATCATGAGGGTAAGAAAATATTAAGATTATGGAGAACGAAGTAGTATCATATTTACGCTGTGCTAACCCAGAGTGTAAAAACCCCGTGCCGAGTAAAGCACGTAAATACTGCACTGACAAATGTTTAAAAAGAGCCATGACTTTAAGGAATATGGATGCCTATAAAAATGTTTATAAAGACTTAGACGGCTGGGCAGGTGGACCGAGAGGTTTAACTAAAGTAGAAAGCTCTATTAAACATGACGAAAGTTATGTCATAGGTGACGGTAGATTCGCAGTTGATGACTACCACGTTGACCCAGATATATTTGCTATAGCGGAAGCTAACCATGAAAAATATGTACGAGATAGAAACGAACACGAAGCTAAAGTTGTTATAGCGGGTTTAGAGGCGTTTACAGAAGAATATAATAAACATCATGAAGTAAGTTATGCCAGTGAACAAAATAAAAAACGACAGGCTAAATTAACAAAAGATCAAAAGAAAGCTATAGAAATTAAACAAAAACAATATTTTCAAGATAATAAAGAAAAAATAAACAGAAAGGCTAGAGAAAGATACGCTAAAAACCCTAGTAAATATAAGGAGTACTCTAAAAAGTATTATGAAACCAAAAAAGAAATTATCGCCCAAGCAAGAAAAATACGCTCAGAACGTAGCTAAAGGCATGAGTAAAAAAGATGCTGCACTTGACGCAGGGTACAGCGAAAAGAATGCTAAACGTGCTGGGTATGTACTTGATTCTGATGCTAACCCATTAGTAAAACAAAGGATACAAGCTTTACAAGAACGTGCTGCTAAAAAGGTAGGTTTAGATTTATCAACTCACTTAACTGATTTAAAAGACATACGTGAGGGGGCTATGCGTAATGGTGCATGGTCTGCTGCGGTTACTGCGGAAGTTGCTAGGGGTAAAGCAGCAGGACTTTACATTAACCGTAGTGAACTAGTGGTTAATAAAGTAGAGACTATGTCAAAAGAGGAAGTGCTTGAACGTATGAAACAACTATACTATGACACAGGTGGTATATTGCCTGTAGGCAAAATAATAGAGGGCGAGGCAGAGATAGATGAGTAAAGGTAGTAAAAGAAGACCAGAAGACAGTAAAAAATATGAGGAGGCTTGGGTAAAAATATTTGGTACTAAACCGAAAAAACAACCTAAGATCAGTAAGTTAAAAAATAAATGAAAGGTAAAGACATACGAGTATGGATAACTACGTTTACCATAACTAGAGAAAATGGGGAAAAGAAAACATTTAGTGGACCATATATTTTTGCTTTTGATTATAACGAAGCTAAACAAGAAGCAGAAATGCTAAGCAATGCTGCGGTATCGATAAATTCAAAAATAGTGATAGATATAGTTGGTGAGTTAAATGAGGAAACTAATCTACCTATATTACATTGAGGAGAGAAAATGGATAGGTCAAAACCATATAGAATAAAAAATACTATGTTAGCCATACAGTCAGACTGGATGATTAATAAAACTACGTTGGCTATGTTACAAGATGCTGAGCCAGAAATTATAAAATTTCACTCGGGCGACGGCACTAAAAAACTAAATATACCTTTACAAGAATATATAAAACAAGAACTACCTGACGTTTACTCAGTGCCTTTGTTTACTGAAGACTTTTGTGATATGATGCTTGATGAAATAAAAAACATGGAGTTGTATTTAGGGTTTAGAGAAAATGATGATGAAGATGAGTTAAGGCAAATACCTGAAATAACTCTGCAAGATAACATACCCCAGATAGCCTCAAACTTACATAGCGTAGCACTTAACCATATGAATCCTTTATTTACCGCAGTGTGGCAACGTTACAGCCTTAAATATAATTCAATACAACTAGCTAACTATAATCTAGCTAAAAGAGAGCAAGGTGAATGGCACCACGACGCCAGTGCCGACATATCGGTAGTAGTTCCTTTAAATACTGGTGACTACGAGGGTGGCGGAACTGAGTTTCATGGTAGGGGCATTGTACCACCATTACCACGAGGTCATGCTTTATTTTTCCCTAGTTTTACCCACATGCACCGTGGTCTAAAAGTGGGTAAAGGAGATAGATATCTATTAGTGTTCTGGTTACTAGGAGCTTACGATTAAGCTTTACTATGTTAAGGATGTAAGTTTTAATAATATATAAACCTATAAGGAGTAATAATGAAAAACAAACCTATACTTACACTCGTAAGTGATAACCCTAAACTAAAAACTTACTATGTGCCATTCACGCATATAGAAGTTGACTTTTACCCAGTACAAGCTAACAGCCCTGAACAAGCTATACGAAAAGCTAACGCAGGTAAATACGGAAGCATAAGTAAAAAATTTACCTTACAAGAATCACATACTAACGAAGCTTATAAAAGCACTCACATACCAGATGAGACTATACTAGCTAGACAAATAGACAATTATAGTATAGATATAAAAAACTTTGATTATCCTTTACCTTCAAACGGATCATAGTTATATTAATTTTAGGTTATAAGCTACCTACAAAGCAGGCGGTTGATCAGTCAAATAAGGGTAGGCTAAGATACTAGTTAAAATACGATGCGTGGCGAGACTAGATGGTTTATAACTTAGGTGGTTACTGTTGGGTAGACATGTCAAAGAGTATGCAAACTAGCGACCTTACTCCCGTGACCACCGCCATATATTATAGGAGAAAACTATGGATACAGAACTTAGAAAAGATATTATTAGCAGTCTTAATATTATAAAAAAGATAGTTAATAGTAATTTAGATAAAGAAGATAACGCTAACGAGGGGTTATCAACATACGTTGCTTTAAATATTATTGAGATGGTAGTAAGTAATCATCTTGAGTTAATGCAATTATCAGCAGAGAAGCGTAATGACAGTAGAATGTGATTGGGCTAATAGTTATAGTATAAATAAAGACGGCACACTTAGTGACGTTCTTGAATGTACTAAATGCGGTAGACGTAAGAGTAACAAAATAGAAAAATTACCACACTTACAAAACGTAAGTGATGATGATTACGAAAAACTACAGTCATTATTTAAGCCGAGGTTTTAGCTCGTTTTAACTTCGGCTAATTGGAGGACTGCCATCCAAAAGCTGTTTACTGAGTGATGGCGTAATCGACCTAGATGTGTGTGACGCTCGGGCGGTCCCAGGTTCTTACAAGTGACCTGCATAATAAGATAGCTAATCTAGGACACTCAGTGCTATATATAAGGAGAGTAAAATGAATATAGAAGATAAAGAATATGTAAGTGTTATAAGTGTAATTATAAAAGATCCAGATAATGGTCATCCGTGGCACTGCTGGGAAAAATATATTAAAGGTCAGTTAAGCAATACAGATAAATGCCTTGATAAAGACATGGAAACCGAGATGGCTAGACTTATGAATTTAGGTTTTAGAGTTATCAAGGGTGGGGTACGGTGTTGTTTAAGTATAACAGCACACGATAAGAGCATAACAGATAAACTTAAAAATCAAGATTCTTTTATAGAAAGTCATATAAATTAAAATTGGACTGATGCGGTATTATTATAGTCTCTTTGCTCAGTGGGAGATGTTTTTTGACAGTGAGTGCCCGCATCAGGACCTCCTATAGCATTTACTGTCACACTGGGCGTATAATTATTTTTTGATTATGCTTTACTTTACTTTAGATCATACCTATACTAACCCTGTAACTTAATAAACCAGCCCAGGAGGGCTAATACTATGGCAAAAAAAGCTACAGCAAAAAAACTCGCGTCTGTGAAAACGCAAGTAAAAGAAGCCAAAACTAATAGCAATATTAGGTACGGTAAATTTCACCCTGATGCTAAACTAAAGGCTACAGGTAAAAAAGCCAACAGTGACGACAATAACGCTAGAGTTAAAGCCGTCAACGGTAAAACAGTAAAAGAGGCTCTACTTACGGGTCTTTATACTGCTACCGACCTTAACTATGACATCAATAAAATTAAAACCTTAGAGATTGTCAGTGGTTAATAAACCTATTAGGTGCGATGAGTGTAGGGAGCGTATAGTCCCTACATTTGTCGGTAAAAATCAAATTAAAGTGTGGACTAAATATACAACTAAAATTGATAAGGATGAGCCGTATCACACTAAAGACGTATGTCTTAATTGCTATAAAAAATTTAACAAGGGTAAAGAACCAAATTTTCTTTTATGAATATGCTTTACCATCATAACGATCCCGTTAATACTTTTAAAGTTATTAATTTATTTATGGAGGATAACTATGAGTCTTAACAAAGACGAAATACCTGACGGTATTAGAATACTAGGTATGCAACCAGAGCCTAGTATGGTCAGAGATGACTTAGAAATGTATGATATGGTTTACAGAACTAGAGACCCTGAAGTCTTTAAAAAAGGTCAGGCTTTAGTAAAAGATTATGTAGACAGTCTTGATTTCGAATTATCTGGTAACGACCTAGTCATTATCGACGACCCTATGCAGATAAGTATGGGCGACTGTAATGGAGATACTGGCAGGTTTAATTTAAACATAATAGCACGACTACTTGAAAAGCTAGGCTTTTTCGGTAAAAGTGCAGCATATAGAGAGGTATCTAAAAATGCAGACTGAAGAAAATAATAATAATAAAAAACACGAGTATCAAGGTTATTTTGATTTACTCGACACTATGCGTGACGGTATGAATATGTTCGGTGCGCCTAGTATGTTAAGGGAATTATTTCCTGAACTAAGTAAGCGTGAAGCTATGGATATTACTTCCGCATGGATGGACACGTACCGTAAATAATGGCTAGGGAAATACCTGAAGGCGTAAAAATACTAGACACCGCACCAGTAATGGTAAAAAATCCATATACTGGTGCGGGTGTTACCTTACAACCAGACGCAGTAGCTGTGTATGACTGGGTAAAAGGTAGCGAGTTATTAGAAGACTACGATAGCGTGCGTATAGGTCTTGACTGGTTTAAAGTTAATGAGCCTGACGCTTATATGGTATTGTTAGACTAATGGCTAGTAGGACACGTGCCGAAACGTTAGAAAATCTAAGGGCTCATGGTATTGAGCCCGAGGAAGCTTTTTTAGATGACTTTACTAAATTTGGTAAAGTAACTCAGGATAGACTTATAGAAACTTTTAAACAGTTTCCCAATATCCAGAGTAGATATAAATTTATAAATAATGATAAAAAATGAACATAGAAGACAGTAAAGAATTATTATTAAAAGCTGTATTAGACTTACCGAATAAACCAGGAGAACATTTACTCGTTTCTCCGCCTTTAACTAAAGAGTTAGTAGATAAATGCCCAGACTTTAGTCAAAGCACTAAACTAGTATTCTACCTTGACGGTAGATATGTATTACTGCATTGTGACAGTGCTGACGGAGGTGACTTTACTACTCATCGCTCAGCACATAGTCTTATAAATTTTATACATGACGCAGTAGTAAAAGCTTGGGCTAATACTCTGGTAGAAAAAAGAAAAAAGAAATACTACACAGGATAAATGACTGATAAGCAACGCATAGTAGTGCGGATTATATGGTTGTTATGGCTCTTTTTTATCTTTAACTCATTACGTGATATTCCTTTACCATCTATTTGATGTTTTTTATATTATTTATAGTTAAATTTAATATAGGAGATTAACTATGAAAATTGTATTTCACCCACAAGGTAAATTTACCAAAGTAGAAGACGGAGTATATGTCGACGAAAAAGGTAACCATTATCATGATGAAAAAGTCTTACGCTACAAAGTGCTAAGGCAAAGAGTTGACGAAACTGAGGATGTTTGGCAACTTCATTCATCACATAGTAGCGAGCAAAACGCTATGATAAATCGTGATTGTCTTGAACAGGAAGAGCATACCCCACCTATGTTTAGGTATATAGTCAAAGACGAGGGTAAAGAGACTACCATTAAAAGACTTATATGGTAAGGGGGTAACAAGTGAACAAAAATAAAAAGAAGAAAATAGTTGACCAAATAGTTGCTAATTTTAACGATCATCAAGTTCATGACAGTTATTGGTTTGAACATAGCAAAACACAAATTGAATGGTCTTCACATCAAGAAGCATATTTAATTTTATGCACGAATAATAAGTGGTATAGTTGCGAGCCTAGACATTTATATACGTATGTTGAGGATTTAAAAGAACAAGATTTAGAAGAGTATAGTAAAGATAATTTAGAGTACTAAGCCACTATCCTTTACTTTACTTTAGATCATAGGTATATTATTTATAGTAATTAAATAGGAGTAAATTATGTTATGTTCATATTGTAAAGACCCTCAATGTAGGGTTCCCGAGCCACGAGCTAAACTAGGTTATACTACATGTATCGACTGTGGTGAGCTTGTAGCTCAAAAACTAGCTAACCAGCGTAAAAAACAGATAGCACCAGCGTATAATAAAGGTGCGTATCAATATATTACGCTCAACGATACAAAAACTATAGGGAGGTAGTTATGGCTAAAAAGTTTACCTTTGATATCGGTAAAGGTTTTGTTGAAGAGAAAAAAACTAAACCTAAAGATTGCCCAGAGTGTTGTGGCGAGGGTTTTGATTTAGACCACTTTTACGAAACTGGTGGCGAGGAGGAAGATTGTTATATGTGTGGTGGTACGGGTAAAGAATAATATGACTATCCTTTACCATCCTAGGCATCCCGCCTACTATTTATATAGTTAATTTTATAGGAGAATAAATTATGGATCTACCTTTAACCAGTGACCAAACTGACGTAGTACAGTATGCGTTACTTTACATGAAGAAAAATTTTAACAAAACTGAGGCACCTAACGGACTTAACGATAGAGATATAAAAGATATCGACAGCGTGTTAGAGTATATAAAAGGTCACTCAGGCTACGAACCTAAAATATAAGGAGGATAAATTTATGGGATTAGATTGTTATATAGTACACGGTAATGACCGTGATAAAGCGTTTACACATGAAGACGATGAACGTATAAAAGATGTAAATTTATGCGGAGGTATGTTTAGCGGTGGCGGTAGTGACGGCTCGTTTAGGGGTAAAGTGTATGAACCTATTATACAAGAGCTTAGTGAGGGTAAGCATACTTGGTATATACAACAAGACGAAGACGCCTATATACCCAGCTCAGCCCTCAAAGAACAAGCAAATTTACTAGCTGAGTTAATACAAGCTAAAATTGATATTATAGAAGAAGAGGGTGAAACCTACGACGACGATACTATTATGTACACTACCAGTAGTAACAGTAACTACACACCCTTTGACGGTGAAGAGTTTACCTTAAAAGAGATACGTGACCTAGAAACCTTGCTCCGTGTGGCAAGTGAGCGTGGGGCGGTAATGGTAGTATGGTATTAAATGACTATCCTTTACCATCTAGTTGATCACGCCTACTATATTAGGGTAATAAATTATAAGGAGCTTTATTATGGAAGATGTAAAAATTGTTGACGGCTGGGAAATAGTTCCTAAAAGTCATTATTTAAGTTTGCGTGAGGTTATATCACGTGAAGGAGATAACGGTCTTGAGCAAGACAGAGTACTTAGTATTGTTGAAGATTTATTCACCTATGCCCCTGAACAAGTAGGCTACTACTTCAGTGAGATTCATAGCGGTCAGGAGGGGTTTATGGATCCCGAAGACTTTTATGAAACCTGGGATGTTGAACAAGGTGACCACTATGCCGCAGGTTTTCAAACTGTGTACAATAGCTTGTTACTAAATAACGAGTGTGCTAGTGGGTATAATATTATTCAAAAAGCTAGGGGCGTCTGGAACGACGAAGAGCGTAGCCGTAATGTGTATATTGCTATAGCCTTAAACGGCTCTAGTTTGGCTAGTGCCTTAACCGAGTATTATAGGTTTACTCTGCGTTGGGACGAAAACAAAAAACTACTAGTAGCCGAAGGATAAACTAATCACCATTTAGCCATGGTGTTTACCTATGGGATCAGGGAGCGTAAGCTCCCTTTTTCTTTTATGAGTATGCTTTACCATCTATTTGATCGTTAGTATATTATTTATATAGTAATTTAATAAGGAGAATTTATTATGAACATGACTATAACCAGAGCGGTAAAACCTGAAGTATGGGAAAAACTCATGGATGATGAGGGTAGTTTGATATCACCTAAACTATGGGCAGCAGGCAGAAAAGTTCACTGGCGAGTACCTAAAGCTGACCGTATAGGAGATGTAGAATATGCTATATATAATATCTGTCATCAGCTTAATGATTATCAGTATTTAAGCTTTCACCATCACAAGTATCAACCTACTGAGTATCAGTTAAAAGAAGTAGCTCGTGATTTAGCTAAAGCTGAAGCCCTGTATTATTCAGAGGAACACAGAAAAGGCGTTTACCAAATATTAACTAATGACCGTGCTCTAGATACATATCTTAAGTTTAACGAAAAACTAAAATCTCGTAAATCACTTAATTAGCCATTAAGTGTTTTACCTATTGGGGAGCTAATTCTAGCTCCCTTTCTTTTTTACGCTATATAACCTATATACGATCGTATAGCTACTCGGCGTTTTAAAGCGTTTTAAGGGCTGATCGGGTAGCCTAGCTACTAGGGGTTAGGGTAAAACATGTGGTAAATAAAAACGCTTAAAATTAAGATTGATTATCCTTTACCATCGTTTTGATCACGTTTACTATTTATATAGTTAATTATAGGAGAATAACTATGACTGATGTATTAAGTAAGTTTGATGAAGTATGTTATACTGATCAAACTGAAGAACTTGAGAAAAAAGGTAAAATCATTCTCACTAAATCTTACCCTAAGGATCTTAGTAAAGAATTACTCGGTAGGTTTGGTGGTCCTGTGGTCACTACCTTTTTTGTTCTAAACGGTAAAACTATGTTCCGCATGAATACTACTGATGGCTTTTTCGCCGTAAATCATTACGAAGTAGCTAACGAAGTACTTACCTCTGATGAATGTAAAGCGGTACACAATGCTTTAGTAAAGCGTGACCAAGAGTATGTTGATGAATTTAATGAAAAATATAATAAAGGGGGTGAATGACCATGGAGATTATATATTTATATTTTCTTATGTTTGCTATAGCTATTAGCATTTGCTATATGGGTAGTTGACTATCCTTTACCATGTTATTGATCGCGTTTACTATAAATATAGTAAATAAATATATAGGAGAATGTTATGAACGATCTAAAAAATTATGTTAATTATGTACAACCTGTTATAAAGGCTATTCGTGATAATCATAATCAATTTCACTTACTTCAATACTATACGGTCAGTGCTGAAGATTTAACGGTAAGCGAGGGCTTACTAGAATTTATGACCGAAACTAAAAACCGCCCTGAACATTTTAACGGTAATATACCTTTAGTGTATGCGCAGTATGGCGAGGAGACAGGTGCTAGTTTAGTACTTGAACTTACTGCTGAACAGCGTAATTTACTTAGTCCTGAAGTAGCTAATACTATA